CCTGTGTTAGTACCTAACCAATACCTGTTCCAGTACTATCTATCTCGTTAGGTGCTTCAATGAATGATGTGTACATCCAACGTGCAGCAATACTCGATGTTTCAGTTGTTGATCCACCTGCTCCACCAACTGTACCGTATGCTGAATCTTTATGGAATTGACTTTCAACTATACTTGGCATGTCTCCAACATTTATAGCGCCACCTGTATTAATTGGAGGTTTAGTCGATCCAATTGATGTTAGTATTGTTCCGCCTTCTGGAGTGCTAAATGTTAGTGTGTTTGCACTTTCAGATAATACAACATTAGTTGCTGCGCCACCTACAATAAATGATGTTGCTTGTAAACTACCATCACTCCTGCGTTTAGCAATTGATGTTGCTTCGTTGTTGTAAGCAATTTCACTTACACTATATGCTCCTGCTCCTGTTTTAATTAATGCTTGTCCTGGATCGTTAACTGGATTACCGTATGCTAGTGCTGTACCAAAGTCTCCGTCTGCAAGACCTAACCCTTTGTCAACGACATTTGCATATGTATCAATTTGTGGGCTACCACTACTATTTGTAGTTCTGCCAAACATTTGATATTGTGTTAAGACTGGTAAGTCTGCTAAATCAATTTCATTTGCTTTTATAGTTACCCAACCGTTTGTTACAGTAAAGTCATCATCATCGAAACTTGCAAGTCCTAAGTCGGCTTGTGTAATACCTGTAGCGTTTGCTCTAGTACCTGCTGCATTCATGTTCAGCTTGCTTTGTGCAATTGCCGCCGCATTGTTAACATCTGCATTTATAATTGCTTGTGCTTCAATTTGCAGATCAAATTCTGTATTTGTTACACCTCTAGTTACAGTTAAGTTAATATCACTTGCTGTGCTTTCAACAGCATTAACAACTTCGTCAATAGGTGCTTCAAGTATTGCACTTGATACACTTGGACTAGTTTGTTGTACTGATCCTGACAATGTAAAGTCTGTTGCCCCCGGAGTATATGTAAGTATAACAACGTTTGCATTTCTTACTCTGTCAAAACGTGCTTCTCTTGCAATTAATGTTCCAGTTGCACCCCCTGAGCCTGTAATAGCTTTGTTTGCACTAGCTGGATCATATAGTGTGCTACTTTCAGGTGCTACAACAATTTTTCTAACACCTGATGGTGCTATAAGTTGTTTAAATGTATTACCAGCTGTAACACTGTGATTAGTAAAGTTACGCAAGTCAGTAAGTTCATCATAAGCTGATACAGCTTGATCTACAAAGTCTTTTGTAGTAGCATCGTTTGCATCTGTAGGATCTAATAGGTTAGCAATTTTTCTACTTCCCATATCTAGATTAGATTCCATTGCTGTTGAACCATTTAATGCCATAAAGCCTGGAGCAATTCTATTAGAGCCTGTAAGTTGTGCAGAGCCATTATGTCCTAAACGTCTGCTTACATAGTTAGCAACTGCTTTTTCTGTAGGTACTGCTGTGTCTGACAAGTCTGTAAATAATTCATCATTTGAAAACTCATCAATTGTAACACCTTCTTTAAATCCTAATGAAGCTGCTCTTGAAATACCAACTTCACCTGCAAAAGTAATTGAACCTGTTGATTGGTCTACAACAAAATACTTACCAACTCTAAAGAAGCCGTCGTTGTCTGATGTAATAAAGAATACTCTACCTTTTCTTCTTTCCCATACCTGCGAACTTGTTGCATTATCTGCATCAGTATAGTAACCTGCTTTTGCTGTTGCGCCACCAATTGGATCACCTAGTAGAACGTTAGGATAGTTACTTGTATTAAATCCGCCTGTACCGATCTCAGTAAAGTCATGCCCTGTTGCACGTAGTAACGAAATAGCAATAGTAATTTCAGCTGTTGTTCCGCCTTGTATACCTGCATAAACATTTCTTACTGTAGAAATAGTTCCAATATTATTAGTTGTAACTCCAGTAACATCACTTGCACCTATAGCTTGTGTTTTAATATAGTATGGACTATCGAGTTTAGTCCAGGTGCCTGAGCCACCAACATGTGCTGTAAACGTACTGCCATTTGTTGCTGTTGTTTGTCCTGCATCATCATATAAAACAAATTCATTTGAAGTTACATCACCAATCCATTTTTCTACACCATTTAACTGTGTTGTTCCTTGCAACCCTGTAAATATTATTTTGTTGCCGTTAACTAGATTGTGTGCAGCCGTAGTGTTAATAGTTACTTCGTTTGTGCCGCCGTCTACAGTTAATGTTGTTACTGATCCGCTATAAACAGCACCATATTCAATAACCTGTAGTGTTCTTGAACCGTATGTAAATATCATACCGCCGCCATAACCACCATCACCTGGATTTAAAATTGTTTGTCCTGAAGCATCTGTAGAATCTTGAACAATTCTAGCTGCGTTAACAGTTGATAGTCCACTAACAGTCAAATACGTATCTGTTGTTGCTGCACCCATCGTACCAGTACCACCTACTAACGAAGCGTTTGTAGCGTTTGTTAAAGGATCTAATGTTATTGGCACATACTTAAAGTCAGTATCAAAAACAGCTTTAATTTGAGTACCAGTTAGATCTAAGTTTTGATCGTCTTTTGTAGTGAATCCTGTACTACGATAAGTTTGTAAATCACTTTCGTCAAAGTTTATTGCTGTACTAGGACGTTCTGTAATGTTTTGGCTGTTAACACCGTCAAACAATAAAGTTTCACCGTGTCTGTATTCAATAATACTATCATGTGCAATTGCTTCTTGTAAAGAACCAAAGAAGTCATTGTTACTAGCTGCTTCTTGGATAGTAAGTCGGTAAACGTCATTACTAAATGTTCCTGTAGTTGTTTCGTATACTAATGAAACTTTAACAGTAAGGTCGTTTGTTCCGTCGACTCCGCCTATATTAGCACCGCCAATTACAACATCGTCATTTATAGAAAACGCTGAACCGCTATTTGCTAGTGTAATTGTAGGTGTTCCTGATACCATAGTTACATTAAACTTTGCACCTGTACCAGTTCCAGAAGCTGACTTCTGAACAATATTTGAAAATATTCCGCTTCCACTTGGAGGTGTTCCTGTGAAGCCATTTCCTCCACCGATTGTTGCATCAAGTGCATTAATACCTGTTACAACCGGAGAACCATCTGCTCCTGAATCGCCATCATTATTTGGTGTAGATAAATTTGCTACGTTTGTAATTTTGTAGTTAAGTGGTCCTGCTGTTGCATGATCAATAAAAACAAAACTATTTTTTAATGGTCTTTCTCTAAAGTCATATGCTGTGAAACTTGTATCTGTTATTGCATTAGTAAACCCACCTGTTGCATATGTAAATGCTTTTATGGATTGGTTAGTATCGCGTAGTGTTGTTACCTGATCCGGAATTTCGTTTGGATCAGCACCTTCAGCAACTAAACCAAAGTTACCATAACCATTAGAACCGTTTAGTGATCTAATTTCAGAACCGTTAGCTGCATAGTATGCCACGTGTGTGTAGTATGTAAACATACTAACCATTTCAGAAAATGCACCGTTGTTAGTTACAAGTCCGTAACCTAAATCGTTAATTTGTGTAAAGTCATTTCCTAGTATACTTCTATTACCAGCTGTTTGTAAGAATATGTCTTGTACAGTGTCTTGTGCATTGTGACCAGCCGCACCTGGTAAGTCTGTGTCTGATTTAGTATAACCAGTTCCACCATTACTGTTTGGATCTAGATAAAGAATTGCTCTACCAGTTCCGCTATCATAGTTTGAAATAGCATTAATCTGATAACGTATTCCTTCAAAGTAGAATGGCGCAGGTAATTGTGGAATTCTTAGTTTTAGTCCTTGAGGTTCGCCGCCAACATCTAAACTTTCTACACCAATAGCAAATGCACTTAATGTTACATTACCGCCACTAATACTAACGTCTGTTGAGTTTCCACTGTTGCCAATAATACGCATTGGTATGTTACCAGTGTAGGCATCAACATACATACCACCTCTAAATGCTTTCTTGTTTGCACTTAAAGAGAAACTTGATGCTGTTTGGATATATGGTGATTTAGTTAATACCTGTCCATCTGGATCAAGCACACACATAAATCCGCCATGTCCTTGTACTGTTACGTTACGAACAATAGTCGCATCGTCCATTAAGAACACATCCATTTCATCGTTGCGTTTTGGTGGATTAAATAAACTTGGGTTTTCTAACGGATATTGTACAATATCAATTAACTGTCCAACTAGTGATATGTCATTAGTAACTTCAAGCCATTTGTCCTCAGTAAGTATAGTATTACCAGTTCCTATTTCAATTACTTCATCGCCTGCTACAGAAGTGTGTGTTGTAGTTGCTCTGTAATATCTTGGTCCGCTACCAGGACTTCTTACAACGAAGTCGCCTTGTGTATAGCTAACACCCGATGCCCAAGTTGTTGTTGACGCACCTTGCGAAATATCTGGATCAAATTGTGTACCTGCACTTTTTGTTGGTGCTGTCCCTGCAAGTAATTGTGCAATCAGTGTACTAATATATCCTATTGCAGCTGCTGTTTCTGTTTCTTGTCCGGCAAATCCGCCACCTACAAATCCTGCAAAATATTCGCCTTGATTTTCTAGTGCAAATTCTCTGCCGCCTCTTTGTAAATCTTTAATTAATCCATTAATAACGTAACCTGTATCTCTACGACATTTTGCTTCGTTATAAGTGAAAGTACCTTGAACACCTACGTTTACAGTAATAGTAGTACCAGTTACTGCTGATATTGCTATAGCTGTATTATCAGCAGGGTCTCCTACTCTTGGATATGTATGATTAGTTGCGTTTCCATCTGCACTACAAGTAAATGTTAATGAATTTGTAGCTATTGTAACAGTATCACTAGCTGTAAAGCTATGTGAACCTATTGTAATTTCCATAACACCTGTATCAGGATTATATGTTGCATTTGTAACGTCTCTTTGAACACTTCCTGCTGTTATAGTAATTGCATTTGATACAGTACCACCGACATATGTGTGGACACTAGAATTAACGTATGTACGATTAATAAATGCAATAACTTCATCAATAACAAATTCTTTGTTTGACTTTACAATACTTGCGGATTTATTATATTTTCCTAAGTTAGTTACATTTGATCCTACATTAATAGCTCTTGTGTTAGTTGTAAGATAGTTAAAACCAAAGAATCCTGTTACTTCTCCAGACTGGTTAGTAAAAGGAGTACCTGTTGTAAGTAGAGTATTACCGTCAAATTCTTTATCTCTATAAAAGTATGTCTGTGCCCATTTACTTTGTGATACACGTTTCTTAGGACGTATAATTACTCGTCTAAATTCATCACCTTTAAGTGATACGTTGTTAGGAAGTCTAATTGGATAATCTTCTTCGTAGATGCCTGACTCAATTCTAATTGTAACTTGTTTAGCTTTTACAAAGTTACCCATTTCAAGTTCTTCGCCCGGAGCCTGTGTTGCGTTATCTTGTGTTGCATCAAATTCCTTTGGCTCTAACAGCTGCATGAAGAAGGTAGTTTCATTTGTAGTTTGTGCAAACTGAATAATTCTACCAACAGCACCTGAACGCTTACCTTTAATAACTTTACCTGGTAGTGCATCAACGTTATCAGGGTTAGTTTGATCTATAAATCCGCTTGTGTTATTATCAACAGTTAAGAAATATCTACTACCAAAAACAATATCTGCACCTACGTCAATTCCGTTTTCAATAATGTTGTTTAATAATACAACATTGTTTGCAATACCTGCAGCTGTGTTTGGTTCTGCACCGCCGCCACTACCATCACTAACTTGTGTACCGGTTGCGTCTTGTCGGAACTTAGTTTGATATCTTAATCCAAAACTACCAACGCCGCCGTAGCTACCATATGCTTGGTTATCGAAAGGTATAGTTAATGCAACGTCTGTAAATAGTTCTATGGTAGATGTATTAATAACTTTAACGTATATAAACTGTCCGTTAATAGTTGCCTGTCCACCACTAACGTCAAAGAATTCAATTATGTTTCCGTCTTTTAATCCGTGATCACTTTGAGTTTGTGCTTGTGCTGGGTTTGTTCCATCGTATGCTGTTAGGCCAGCATTAGTTGACAACAACGGCTTTGTATTTAATTTCACATTTTGTAATACAGCATCATTTATAATTTCGCCTAAAAATCTAAAACCGTCTTTGGTTTGCTTTAATTGAGTTGTAATTGCAATCCTACCACTTACGCTTGAGTAATATCTTTCAGCTGCTGTTCTTGTTAAACTGTTTGCGTTATTACCTCTATTAGCATCAATTCTTAAACTGTCAATTATTAATCCTAAATCTCTTTTACATGTATCTACATTATATACAAAATTAGGATATGTAAATTTTAAGTATGCTGATGTTTCTGCTATTAAAAAATCTTTGTTTAATTTTAAAGTTGCATTTGTAATTGGTGCAACACCGTTTTCTACGCCTTGTGTATTAACAACACAATCAGTAGTAGCACCACCTGTTGTATGTGCTAGTGTTTGAAAATACGGCCCTGGCTCTTCTGGCGCTGTTTTAATTAATTCTTCTGCTCTTCGGGCGGCTGCATTAATTGTTCTAAATGCGTAGATGTCTGAAGTTCCTTCTTTACCAGACGGAACTCCCTGCATTGTGTCATCACCGATTGTACTAACACTTAAAACTTCTGGTGAACTGTATGCTGTATTATCAACATAAAATTTTGTTGCTGCCTGTAAATCTTCTGGTCCATTAGGAGCGCCTTGACCTTTTAAGTCTCCAGGATGATCATTTAGAAAAAGATCACCGGCCATTGTATCGCCCTGTCGTCTAACAATACTTTCGCGTGGCATACCTACGTCTTTAAGGAAATTACCTTCAAGTGTGCTGTCAAAACCTGCATCAGTAATAGTGTGTGTATCTGATACGGCAATTGTGCCTGACACTGAAATTTTGTTTGCTGCTGCTGCATCTGCATCTTCGGTTACAGCCTCTTCTTTATTTGCAAACACACTTAATTGGTCATCAGTTGCATATCTAATATAATATGTTGTACCACTTACTAAGCCTGTTGGATCAGTGTCTTCTGCTTGGAATATAAATCCTGTTCCGTTTGCCCCACTGTCATACCCATGACCGGTAATAAACAGGTTTCCGGTTACATATGAACTAATTGTTTTAACATATTGTGTTCTTGCAGCTGGCTCTGCCGCAATTCTTATTGGTAGCCCACTGGTAATATATCTTCTATCAGCATAGCCTCTTGTAATAACAAGATCATCAATAGTATAAGTAGTTGTTCTGCCTGGTTGGTTATTTAAACTGGTTGCTGCACTTTCAGTTACAGCAACACCTGCTAGTGCATTTCCAGCTGCGTCAACGTGTGCGCCAAAGGTTGGTTTAACTTTATCATCAACTATCGCACTGAATGCAGTTGATAATATAATCTTACCCGGTACACTTGTTGTGTCAACAGTAACACTATCGGTTGCAGATCCTAGGTCTGTATCACTTCCAATAGTACTGTAAATAACTGCTGTACCTGTAGAGTTTGTAGTAATTATTTTACTACCCTCTAATGTATTTGGAGTATCTCCTAGGGTTGTAAATCCAATCTGTCCACCTTGCCCAAATACTGCATAAAGTTCCTGGAAGTTTTCGTTTACTTTACGAAAGGATTCTCTAATACTATCGCCGGTGCCGTCATTACCTTCAACACCAATGTTTACATCTTGTTTTGCCATTTAATTGCTCCAAAGTTGGTAAATTACCATTGCTATAACATATTTATCGTTTACTTTTATAATCTTAATGTAAATACAGTATGTTCATAAAAGAATACACAAAAAAGACTACACATGTACGCAAGAGCAAACTAGGCGCAGAACATACATATAAACGAAGTCAAACTGTTGCTGTATTTAAGTGTGATAGCTGTGATGCGGAGTTTAATCGGCTTAGAGGGAGTATGGATCCTAAACGTCTAAGTAATAATTACTTTCACGTATGCAAGAATTGCGATAGTAAGGTTTTTGCTCAAAAAAAGGGTGTAGAAAAGAAACAAATGTGGGATTTGCCTGCTAGTAGTAATATACCTATAAGTAAACTTTAAATTGCTGGCATTGATAGTTTGTCTACATCAAAGTTTACACTAACTCCGCAGCCGCATGCTGATTGTGCATTAGGGTTATTAACTTCAAAAGTTGCACCCATTATATTTTTAACATAATCTATTTCAGTTCCTATCATGAACATCACTGCTGTTGCACCAACTACAAATTTACCTGTGTTAGAATCAATAACTACATCGCCTTCTACTACATCAGCCTCTGTTGCTACAGTTTCCCAATCGTATTCAAAGCCTGCACAGCCTCCGCCCTTTAAGTTAAGGCTAACCGCATAACTGTTATTTTCTTGACATATGCTATCAATTTGTGCTTTTGCTGTATCTGTTAGTGTACAAATATTCATTTTAGTCCTTTTTCCAAATGGTCCAGGCGCCGTATACAATAGCAAGGCCAGCAGCTATTTTAGCTAGAGGCGCTAAAAATAATACCATAATTCCTAGTGCAACTAATGCTGCGCCATCCCAAGATGTACGCTCTTTAAGTCTTGAATTAATCCATGATTTAAGCATACTTCTCTCCTTTAGCTGTAACAGCACCTGTTGTTTTCATTGCTACCTTTGATGCTTTTAATTTTGTCGATTGTTTTACTGGAACTTGTGTTCTCATGTTTGCCCCGGGCCCACTTTTATCAGGACGTGGGCTTACAATTTTATCAATTGATAAGTCTTTACCACTATCTATATACATTATCTACTCCTTACGAAAGTGTCTAAACTCTCTAATGTTTTTGTTTGTCTTGCTAGTTTACGTTCTAAAACTGTAATAGCAGATCTTTGCTTACGGATTTGATCTTCTAAACTTTGCACATATCGCTGTGTAGGAATTTGGTTTTCTGCACCGTCTTCGCTTACCATTACAATATGGTCAACACCTTGACCTTTAAGTCCGCCTGATACTCTATTTGGATTTTTATTCGCAGTAGGCGAAGGTTGGTCGTTTGGTTGTTTGCGTCCGTACATTTTGTTTAGATAACTCATTCTTCTTCTCCGTATTGTATTTATATAGAGCGATACTAGCTAAGTTCTTGCATTTGCTCTCACACATAATATCTGTGTAAGGTAAAAAACTTAGTGCCCAGTCATTCACAAGCTGATTAGGATAGTAGTCACTGTGCGCTCGTAGTTTGCCTTTTTTATGTCCTGCTTCTAGCAAGTCTGGAAAGTGTAGCATAGTGTCGTGTGCAAAGCCTTCAGGCAAGTGTTCTGTTCTGCTGTAGCTGTAATGCATTGCAGGACGTACACCTCGCCAACTATCTACTATGCGTTTATATCTATCGTCGGTGGGAAGTATATATTCACCTTCGCGGCACCAGTGATGGTGTACGTCAAGTACGAGAGCACAGGTGTCGACAAGTTCGAGGCTGTCTTGGATGCCCCACTTGTTTTCGTCGTTCTCGATCGTAATAACGTTTCTCGCCTCCGGAGAAAGTCTGTTGTTGACTGCGTGTTTGATACCGGCTGGACCTTGCCTGCCTGATATATGGACGTTGCACTTAAAGTCTTGGAAGGTACGCCCGTATCCCATCCAGCGTATGACATCGGTGTGATATTCAAATTCTTCTACGCTCCTATCTACAATATCTGGATTATCACTCGCAAGCACAGTAAACTGACCAGGATGCATACTAAGCCGAACATCCAAGGAACGAGCAAGTGTACCGACCCTTGCAAAGTGCGTTGCGCAGTAATTACGTACATCAGGTAACTGCCAAAAGTAAGACCAGTCACGCTGGGTATAGACAGGAAGACAATCGCTACCAAGTCGTACCATTCTAAGTTCATTAGGTAGTCCTCCTACGTATTCAATCAAATTGTAGTATGACTGAATGTTATGTTCCATTAGTTCCCACAAACGTTGCTCAGCAACTTCAGTAGTCTGACGGTTAAGCCATTGTACTGTTGTACTACGAGTATTTAGTGGGCGTTGTATTTCTTCAAGCACTTTCTTCTTCTGTGTTTGATCTGGGTGCATGTATTTACATGCAAAGCCTATACGTTTTATATTATTCATAACTTATTATAGTCTCTTTTATAATTAATGTCAACCTACAAATGCCTTCTCTTGTACAAAGGTTCCTGCTTCTTTGTTAGTTCCTTCTTTAAATCCCCAACCATCAAACATTGTAGCTACTTCTTTGTTAAAGTCTAAACTGCCACAAATCATAATCTTATGTTCTTTAGGTTCTAAATTAGGTATAATTTGTCCTGCTCCAATAAATGTTGTTATACGTTTATTATGTCCTGTCCACTCTGGATCTTGTGTAACTATTGCTGTGTACTTAATATCTTGTTCTTGCAAGAAGCTGTCAAATGCTTTTAAATCTTCAGCTTTTCGTACACTCCAATACACATGTATCTGATCAAAGTGATCATACGTTGTAGGGTCTCTTAGAAGCGATATAAACGGTGCTATGCCAGTGCCTGTAGCTAACAGCCATAAGTTACCGCCTAGTGCTAAATTATTAAGTGTAAGAGTACCTGTAGGCTTTTCACCTACTATTATATCATCACCTACTTTAATGTGCTGTAGTTTACTTGTAAGCGGGCCGTCTTGTACTTTGATACTGTAAAATTCTAAATACTCGTCGTATGGTCCACTAGTTAAACTATACGCTCTCATTATAGGTTTGTTCTTTTGTAGTTTTTCAGACCAGTTGTCAAGCCCAATCATTACAAACTCACCTGCTGTAAATCTAAATGTACGAGGACGTTCTGTACGTATACGGAACAAAGTTTCTGTATAGTGTTCTACTTCAATTACTTTTAAATTCATACCCAGTTCTCTACTACCCAAGGATCGTCACAGTTTGCAGGATTAGGATCACCGTGGAACACAGCAATACAAGTTTCAGGTCTAGGAACAACATTCTCAATCTCAGCAAGTTTTCTATTGCCTTTTGTTCCGCCAGTTGCAAACTGCCTGTTCTTTCTTATTTCCCACTTCCAACTCATAATCCATTCATCTGGAAACAGTCTTGCTTGTTTACCTTGTTTGACAGACTCGTGGTATAAGTAATCTTGGTCTCCAAAATATTGTTTTTGTATCGCTTGCGGATTTTCAATAAATCTATCCCATAGATGTCCAAGTTGTCCAGTTTCAAATCTAACAACACTACTATTATATTGTTGCCATCCTGGACGCATACATCTAGTAAAGTCTCTAATTGTAATCCAATATCCGGGTTGAAACTGAAATAGCCTATCTATGTTATTTGCAATAACAACATCAAGATCCATATAAAGTATGGTTCCCTTAATAGGCAAGTCTCTGTTGTACATATAAGGCTTATTCCACCATCCTGGCAATCCACTAGGTGTTGGTATAACTATTATATCTTTATCTAATCCAGTTGGATCATCGGTCATGCATGCAAACTTATAATCTACTGTCGTATGTCTCTTTACCATTCTACTCAAACGGTTAACATATTCCGAAGAATACTTTTTACCATGCTTTAAACATAATACAAAATATTCTCCAGATTGTTCAGGAATATAAAGTTGCTTGGATTCTTTCTCACGCCTACGCTTCTCGCGGATACGATGCCATTCAGCTTTAGTATAAATTTCCTTATCAATTTTAGCCATCTATGTGCGACATTCTCTGCACTGTGAATGGTGTATAGATTGCACTATTTGATCCATGCTCTGCACATTCTGCCGATTCGCACCAGCAACGATTATCAGTTGCTTCACGCACAAGTTTATCTGCAAAGCGCCATGCATGTTCTGCAAACTTCTCTGCACCAACACCATCGAACTGTCTTATCTCTGCAAGTCCTTTTGATTCAAGCAACAACAAATCATCTTTCATAGGATCATCTTTGTCAATACAAAGTTTGTGATCAAAGTGATCTTCTAACCAAGCCTTCAAAGGCTTTAGTCCGCCAAAGTCTACTGCCCAGTTCTTGTTGTCTAAGTCTGTACAACCAAATGTAAATTTAAATTGTAAACTATAACCATGTAGCAGATGACAGTGTGAATGATCTGCATTAGGTTGACGGAACACCGCTGATAGTCCGATGTTGTGTCCGTATGTTTTAGTGCTAAAATAAGCCATGTGTATTCTCCTATATTAAACGGCGGAGTATTTAAAGAGGGTCGACGCGGAAGTCCTCTGTGTTGTACTTATTATACTATAAAATATTTAGTGTGTCAAGTGAAACATTATCAAAATTCCAACGTTTTGGTAACGACCATTTATGTTTGTTTAGTATTTTAAATTGTGTTTTAGGAAAACACTCAAATACCATTCCTATTTGGTGTATCCAATATCTAGGATCAACAGCGTTCTTTGTACTTTCGTTATAACCATTAGTATCTTTATATATGTTATTTACAGAAGTAGTTTCGCTGAATAAGTCAAACCCTATCATTTTAACTTCTGTAGAAAGTGTTGCACCTAATAGTACAGCATACGGACCGCTCCCCCATTGAAAGGGTTCGTCCCATCTTTCTGTGCCTTTGTAGGGTAATGAAGGAACTGTTCTAACTTTTTGAGTTTTCTTGTAAGTATCAATCCAGTCATGTCTAGTATAGACTATTGCTGTTTCATTTACATCTGAATTGACTGCTTCCTCTACCATACGGCGATCAACGCATATTAGATGGTCAACTTGATAGTCTCGATGTATTGCATTACACCCTATTTTTTTACCATAATATGTATTAAGGTCAACGCCTTTTCGGCTTTCACCATTACCTATAACTAGCATGTAAGTATTTACTCTATGATGAGTGAGATGTTATCAAACATTTGGCTTTTGTGTTGTTTGAAAAGTAAGTATACGCAATCAAACTCACTGTATAGCTTTACTTCATATACACCCGGTGGCATGTTATCTGGTACAGGCATTGCCCATTGATGATCAACTGCTCCTGTGTCTGAGCCAAGATAATCATTTGATCTTATATATATTTTTCTAGCAAAGTCTAATTCAAATTTTTCACCAGTAGCGTTATCATATGCATTTGAGTATACTCCTGATAGTGTACATTCGTGACGTCGACTGCCCTCTAGAATAAAGTTAATCTGCCCACCACTTACTGGATTGTTTGTTACTGCAATACCTGCATTGTTAAATACAAATGCATTAGTAAATCCTAAATATGTTATACCTAGTACAATAAGTGTAACCATACTTAACCCGCTAATAATATTAGTGGCTGCTTTTATTATTATGTATTTTTTATGTTTCATCATTATTATTTTCCCTTAGATCCGCCAGATCCTTCGATACGTCTCTAAACTCTCGACGTACCTCGGCTAAGTTTTTAGATGCTCTATTAAGTGTTTTAATTAAGTGTTTTATAGTGTATATAGTCCAGAACCACCACGTTACTGCTGTTACAGCAAAAAGTGCTAGTCCTGCCCAAAATGCTTGTTCAAAATCTATTATGCCTGTTACTGTTAGAATTATATTGATTACTAGAAATACTGTTGGCACCAATCGTGCGAACGTATCCCAGCGTTCAACCTGAGCCTCTATTTTGTCTACATTTGCCTTATTATTTGTTTCGTTCATTCGTGTTTTCTCCCTCATCATCTATACCGATGCGAAAGTATTTAATCCGTTTTGGAAATTTATTAAGTGTGGCTATTATGCCTGTATTAGGCCGAACGGTGACCATTCGCCAGGAGTACCTTCACGTACACATACCCAGCCTATATATCCTGTAGGACGTGGCACAGTATTCCAAACAATATCACCTAGTTTGTAAGAACCGTCAAGTGGTGCTTCTATACCATTTTCCATCTTCTTACCATTAAAACGCATTGGTCCTGCTATGTCAAGATCTACATCTGAACTTACATTTTTTACGTTTATGCCTAACTTGCCGCTTACACCTACTTTATCATGTAATGTAATACGTCCAGTTTCGCTTATGTGTATTCTAGCTGTATCGTCAGTGATAATAGTTAATTCACTTGTGGTCCATGAACCTAATTTGAATTTACCTACTTCGTCATTATCTACTACAAATTCGTGTTCAATTGAACCAACACTAAATGCACCATTAGGAGCTTCTATCCCAACACCTAATCTATTGTTAACTTCGTCATAGAATACAAAGTTATCTATATTAATACTGCCTTCTGTTGATACGTTTTGTAATATACCTACAGTAGTTAAAGAACTTTGTCTTACATCTGAGCCTAATGTTGTGCTAGTTAACACACTTCGATTGTTTATTCTGTAGTTATTATCTACAGAAATGTCTATACTATTACTACTGTATAATCTATCTTGTTGTTGTGTTAATTGCCGTGTGTTGCCTTCGCCGGTCCATATCATTCCAGTGTTGCTTACGCTACCACTTACGGCTTTCATCTCAATATTGCCAGAGATTTTAGGATTTTCATCAGCAATGGCTTGTATTGCTGTAGACACAGCACTTAGACCATCACGCATTTGTTCTAATTTTAGGTTCATATTGCTCATACAATTATTTATCAAATAACCTTGAGTAATACTGTTTCCAAGTTAGATCTACCATTAAGTTTTGTGTCAGTTGTTTTTATGTCCTCAAGTAATGTACGTAATTTTACTTTACCTGCTGATTTAAATTCTTTTAACTGTTCATCTGGCTTACGTAGTGTTTTCTGTATACTTAGTTTTTCATCAAATCCTATGATAGTAGTGCCTTTTACACTAAGTCCGCTACCTTCTCTACCCATACCTTTTGGATCAATGTTCTTTGCAACATACTTGCCTAGTTTACGTGTCTTAGTATTAAACACCCAAAGCTCGCTGGCTCCTACAACATCAGTAGGACTAACACTTGCAAGTTTATATTTGTCATCTACTTTTAAATATTTCAACTTTGCTACTATTTTATCTGCACTGTAAACTTTAGCTTTACGTGGCTTACGTGTTGCTTTTGCACTTTCAATAACAAAGTCTATTGCTGTAAGTAACTCATTGATAGCAATTCTATAGTTTTTTATATCAGCTTTTTTAATATGTGTATAGCCTTCTTTAAGTTGTACCCACATATCTGCATCACGTTCACTCATTTTGTTGAGTTGCCCTGCTGTAGGGTAACGTTCTAAATCGTCGAAGTCAGTAAGGGCATCTACATAAAAAGTTTTTAATTTACGTGCATGTGCTTGTGATACACCTGTCTTTTGAAAGTGTGTCTTAAAGTTAAACCCTTTAGGGTCAAATGACTTTGGGTCTGTTATCCAGCCTTCCAACCATTCGTCTATATCTCCTGATTGCTCGTATGCTTGATCTCTAATTCGCTCTTGTATAGTAGGAGTATATACATTAGCCTTTTCTACTTCTTCTTGTTTCTTCTGCGTAACTATAGAAGCACCCTGGTCTATTGCTTCATTAACACGCTTTTTAAGAAAATTTGTTGCAGGAGCCATTGTACCCATTGTGCCTGCTAGGCTCTGCCAAAACTCGTCATGCTTTTCATTGTAATCAGGCATGCCGTTCATTAGTAGTTTAGCAGTAATTCCACCTGTAATGCTTAGTGCATGTGTTGGTGCGGCTTTTACTTGCTGTACTTGTTCTTTAGTATAACCATTCTGTGTCATCCAAGCCTCTACAGCTGGATATAAATCTGCTGGTTTATAATTTTCATAATACCATGCACGGGCATTTTGATTGGCTCTATGGTATTCTTCACCAGTCCATTCTTCCCAACCTTCCCAACTAGGTTCAGTAAGTTTATTACCACGCTTAATACGTGGCGCTCCTCGTACAACTTTCTTCTTGGGCTTCTTTGCGATTGATTTTGCAGTTGCCATATCATAAATCTCCTAACTGTTATATTTGTAGTATATAGTCTAAGTTGTATAATGTCAAGAAAAATGTTTGCGAACCATATCAACAAACAGTTTAACATTTCTTGTGGGGGTTTCTTTTATAATACCATGACCTAATCCACAGACCCACCCTCGTGGGTCATCAATAGTGTCTAGCCATTTTTGTATTTCGTATTTCAAAATTGTTTCTGAAGTTTGTAGTAATAACGTTTCATCAAAGTTACCTTGTACAAATCCGTGTTCTACTTTTTTAAGAGTTTTGTTAAGATCAACAGTACTGTCAATACCAACACCTGCAAATCCAATGTCAATAACTTTATTCAAACTGTTGTAAGGAAGTGTTCGAGCATAATAGGCGGTGTTTCCAATATCAGCTATTAATTTTAGCATAGGTATATATTTTTCATCAAAGAATTTTTTGTGTATATTAGCAAGTCCACTATCAAATACCATTACAGCATCAGCGCCAGCTTCTTTTTGTTTTCTTATACTAGATTGTAGCAATGGTATAATTACATCTTTAAGATACTTAAACTTAAAGTCATCACTAACTTTATTTTTGTTCTCACCCAGTGCGTAGTTTAGCAATGTCCAAGGCCCGCCAACAAACCCTACTAAACTTTTCTTAGGTGACAATGCTTCTCTAGTTGCTTTTATTGCTGATTGCTGAAAGCTAAGATGTTTCATCGCTTTACCAATGTCACTGTGATCTTTATAATTTTCTTCTGTAAGATGCCATTCAAACTTAGGACCAGGGTCAAACTTTAACGGTAATCCTAATCCTTCTATGTGGTATAGTATATCACTAAACAAAATAGCAACATCAAAGTCAAATTCATCAATTGGTAGCATTGCAACCTTTGCCGCGACTTGCGGAAGTTTACACATCTGTTCAAACGTGAACTGTTCTTTCATTTCCATGTACGATGGTTGATATCTGCCGGCTTGTCTCATCATCCAAATCGGAGGACAAGATTGTTCTGCCCGTTCGAGGGCGTTTCTAAAAAGTTCATTCATATTAAGATTATTTATTAAATTTTTTCGCCGGCTTCAAAGCCTCGGAATGTTTTAAAGCGTGGAAAACGCAAACTATAAGTTCCGTCTTGATTCTGTGTAACAGCATCAGCACGTACTTCTACTAGTTGCCCAATAACATCGCTACGAAGAGTCCAAAAGTTATCGCGGTTGCTATCACTAAAACCACTACCAACGTTAACTTTGACCGCTCTTCCATCGTCAACTCCCTCGCATACAATAGCGCCGAGTCGTCCTTCATTTCTTCCTGTTCCTTCTTCAACATCTACAACCTCCAAGGTTACTTCAATAAATGGTTTTGCCTTTAACCAGGCGTGTGTACGCTTGCATTCGTATGGTGCATCTACGTCTTTAATCATTACACCTTCATAACCACCGTCTACAGCCGTCTTATTAAGCTCTACAAAGCGTTTATTGCCTTCTGTAGTACTAAGGTCAACATCTTCCCATTCACACGCTGTAACGTGCTCTAAGAGGTCTTCGTTCTCTAGTACCCAGTACTTAACATAGTTACTACGGTCCGTCTGCTTCTTATCCCAACTACCTTTAAGGAAGTCTGCTAGTGGGATAAAGTCAAACAAGTGTAGTACACTATCAGTTGCAGCTTTGCCGTCTTTTCTATGTACTTGCTTCATAAGATCTTGAAAGTCTTTACTCATTACTTCGCCATCTAGTACACAATCATATGGGCTAGGCTTACGTTCTAGTACTGATTCAATCTCTGCAACAATGTGTGGAAAGTTATGAAATTGTCTACCGTTACGACTAAACAGTTCTACCTTGCCTGATCGACATACAGCTAGTACACGTACACCATCTAGTTTAACTTCAATTTGCTTTTTGCCTATCATCTTCTTTTCGTGGTTAGCTGAGTCGTGTGCAAGACTACAAGTAAACACAGGCACTGTGCCAGGTGCTACTTTGTTGACAGTCTTTTCGCTCATGCCGCATCGTAAGTCTTTGATTAAAATGCGTCTGTAAAAGCCGTTCCACTGTTCGGCAGTAGCAACACTCATTGCAAGTGCAATAGCATCACGTGCCGCATGGCCTGTAAGCTCACGGTTGATAAGTTGATTAGCCAGTACCTTAAAGTTACTCCAATCTAGTCCTTGTCCGTCCCATTCACTGTCTACTTCTGGAACTTTCTTAACACCAAATGTTACAAGCGGATCAAGTGCCATTGTAATGCCTTCAAAGAACTCTGGAACACCTTCGTCAACTGCTTCTTTTAGGATTGCTTGTTTAGCGAGCTTACTATTGTCTGCTTCTAACTTTGCGATAATATCTTGTGGTTGTGTTCTCATGAGCGCCTCTCTTTATTTAATTATGTTTATATAATAGCACTATTATATAGTATTGTCAACCTTTTAGTGCTAATTATTATAAATAATATCATGTACATTAGTACGATGGAGGGCAACTTGGAACATACACTCTAGTGTGGTCCAGTCCAGCAGAACTTTACCCAATTCATATAGCATCGACTCAAGCACCGCATGGTCAAGGCTACGTAATTGAACCTCAAGTAGAATACCAAGAGCAAGACTATTTGATAGTACAACCATCTGGAAAACCGTACGAGCTACACCAAAACTATGCAAGGAGATTATGGATATGTTAGCAGAACTCGCAGTAGCCAATGCCGCCTTTAAGGTAATCAAGGCGACTATAAACAACGGTAAAGAGATTGCTGATGCTGGAGCGGCAATATCAAAGTACTTCGGTGCTGAAAAAGCAATTAACAAACAAGTTAAAGCTGGCACTGGAAATGTCATGGAAGCATTTCAAGCTCAGGAACAACTAAGGAAAAATGAAGAATCATTAAAGTTCATGCTCAACAAGCAGAGACTACATGGCTACATAGACTTCTGTAAATTTAGAGAGCAATACAACAAGGGCATAAAATTACAAGCTACCAAACGAAAGAACGCTAACGCTAGACAATCTAAAGCTAACCAGTCTACAATGACTATTGCATTGAGTGTTGGTATTGTTTTACTAATAGCACTCTCGGGTGGATTCTTTTGGGTTGCGAAAGCCAAAGGTTTGATATAATGGAACAAGCTGGCAAGCAAAGCATTATTCATGAAGATGAAATTTATGAATGTTTAGCTTGCAACAAAATGTATACTGAAGAAGCTATGTATGTACACGAAGGTGTATGCCCTAAGATACCAGCTTATCTCGAGTGGCTTAAAACACAAGAAACAGAATAGTGGAGGAAGATGTGGGATTCGAACCCACGGAACCTTGCGGTTCAACTCCTTAGCAGGGAGTTCCGATCGACCACTCTGGCAATCTTCCGTAATTGGTCGGAGTACGAGGATTTGAACCTCGGATTTCTTGCTCCCAAAGCAAGCGACTTACCAGACTAGCCTATACTCCGTAATTGGCAAGGGTGTACGGATTCGAACCGCAACTTTAGGATTTGGAATCCCACGTGCTACCATTAACACTACACCCCTATAAACTTCAAAAAAAAAGCCCCTAACTGAATTAACTGCTAGGGGCTTATCTAAAATAACTTTTTAAAAAGTCACGTCAAGACATACCCCCAGTTGGTGGCCAACGATTAATATTTGTTGTGTTAGACTTGAACATGTTTTAAATTCCTTGTATTACTTTTTAGTATGTTTATACTATACTACATTTATTTATCGATGTCAACCTTTTATTTAATAAAAAGTTAATCTTTTTTATGTGGCGCTGTTTAATGATTCGTAGAAAGCACCAAAGCGTATAATTATCCATTACACTCTCCTCGTTAAAGGGTTAAGGGCGTTCCTTCGCTTATGCTACTCCCGGGCTGTATGCCTGAACGTAATAATATTTAGTCAATATTTACTTCTTAAGAGTAAAAGATTCGCCACAGCCGCAAGTTGCGTCTTCCCAAGGATTTTTAAACTGAAACCCTTCGTTAAGTCCTTCTTTGACATAATCTAGATGAGTCCCATCTATCATTACTAGCGACTTGTTATCAACGATAATCTTTATACCATTAGAATTAAACACAGTGTCATCGTCATTAACATCGTCAACAAACTCTAACACATACGCATATCCCGAGCACCCAGTAGTTCTTATCTTAACTCTAAGTCCTAGACCTTTACCTCGATTTTCTAAAAAGCCAGTTACACGTTTTGCACCAACCTCAGTAATTGTTATCACCTAGATTTATAATCTGCAATAGCGGCTTTGATAGCATCTTCTGCTAGTACTGAACAGTGTATCTTCACAGGAGGTAGAGCAAGTTCGGTTGCAAGGTCTGTGTTCTTTATTTCGCCTGCGCCTTCTAATGTCATTCCTTTAACCCATTCAGTAAGTAGGCTACTGCTTGCAATAGCACTACCACATCCGTATGTTTTAAACTTAGCATCAGTAATTATGTTATCTTTTACTTTAATTTGTAATCGCATAACATCGCCACATGCTGGTGCTCCTACCATCCCTGTTCCAATGCCTTCTTCACCAGAATCCCACTTGCCAACATTACGAGGATTTTCGTAATGGTCCATCACCTTATCTGAATATGCCATGATTGTAGTCTCGAGTTATATTACACTTATTTATTCGTACTAACTTCTCTGGTCATCATGTATGACCACCTTTTCAAACTTGCGATAGCTTTTAGACCATTGCTTCATAGGCCTTGAAAAGATTATTTCTTCAGTAGTACCGTTCTTAATATAACCTACACACCAGTTGTTATCGTCAACAATATATGTATGATTTTGAACAGGAGTGTCCCAAGATGTTACTTCTTTAAGGTATTGCATAATAACTCCTAAAATAGTTTTTGGATTATTCTTCGTCATCATTGTCCCATAAACGTGCGATACGCATCTCGTTTGTTAGGTGTGCTAGTTTAGTCATGCTACCTGGTCCGTCCCATATCTCGTTCATCAGTTCGTTTATTTCATCTAGTTCGACTGCTTCGATATGATCTTTCTTCCAACTGTTTGCAGTCTTAAAACATTTCTTATGAAAGTGTTCTAACAAGAACTCTACAATCCCTTGTGGAATTCGACTGTGTTCGCTAAATGCAAATGTACCATTAAATCCGTTTATAGTTTGCGGATCGTCTATAGGTTGCTTTGCCCAAAACTTATTACGATGCTCTGCTTCTGGAATTAAAAAGTTATGTAAAATATTCATAGTATGTGCCTTAGTTATGTAGTGAGTAACTATTATACTACAAAACTTCTCACTTGTCAACCATATTGTTAGGTATTAGTCGTGATACCCGTCATCTTCTTCAACGATAACTGACTTAGGTTTCTCAACTTGATAATAAGTAATCATCTCTTCTTCTAAATCTTCTTTATTAAACTCGCCTGCTTCGAGCCTTCTTAATGCATCTGCTTGACTGCTTGCTTGCTTTGATCTAATTAGATGAGTACATACTCCAACTAAGTTAGTTCTATTGATGCCAGTAGCATCCATTGCTTCTTCAATGAAGATTCTTCCCATTCATATTACCTTTCTAAGATATTAGTTAGTAGTAGGGGTTATTAAAATTTGGATCATCCATACCTTCAACGGAATTTACTTCGGGTACATAGTGTTTAAGCATATTTTCTACACCTAGTTTTAGTGTTATACTACTACTAGCACAACCACTACAACTACCTTGGAGTAAAACTGAAACTCTACCTGACTCCATGTCAAAATCTTCTAGTTTGATATAGCCACCGTGTTGTTCAACTGCTGGCTGTACATATTGATTTATAACATGATCTATGTTTTTTACTATTTCTTCTTTTGTACGATCTTCCATACTGTATTTATTAATTGGTGCCGGCACCAAGATTCGAACTCGGGACCTATGGTTTACAAAACCATTGCTCTACCAACTGAGCTATGCCGGCGTATGGCGGAAGATGTAGGATTCGAACCCACGGTAGAGTTACCCCTACGACGGTTTAGTAAACCGCTCCTTTAAACCACTCAGGCAATCTTCCTATTTGTTTAACTCTTCTATTCTGTGTTCTAACCAACTAATTGCAGTATGAATATGTCCAGTGTCATGTTCTTGCAGTTGACTCTTTGCATATTCAATTTCCGATTGCAAGATATTTATTCGAACAAGATTTCCTGAGAAATCTTTTTGAGTTCCTGATTTCTTAAAGTTAAGAATGCCATTACTTGCTGTAACTTCAATAGTGTCACCAACACTCCATCCTGCTTGTTCTAATACATCAGGAGGAAAGTTTACATTAACGTTATCAGGGTCACCTGGAATGTCTTCAAATACGTCTTCATACTTGAACGTCTTCGACTTTAGTAATTCTGTCATATTTAAAACTTCTCCAACCTTTTGCATTTATATCCCAAACAGTTACATTACCTTCTTTAGGTGCTTTATCTGTTTTAGGTTTATGTTCTTCTGGTATTACATCAAACGACTTTGTACAAGTCATAATACGTTCGTCACCATCAAGTTTATTAAAAGTAACTACTAATGTTTCTTTTCGAAGTTGCTCTAATAATATTTCTTGAGTAGGAATACCTTTTAATTCTGCTACTGTTTTTGTTACAGTTGTTTCCACCATATCTTCTGCTCCTTTGCTTGTTTCCATGTGTCGGCAAATTGTTCTCTAACAGCTTTACGTACTTGTACTTGATTAATATCATGCCCAAGCATATATCCGCCTTTTTTAATTTTAGGATACCAACATTGAATGTCTGCTTTTACATCTTGGTATTCGTGTCCGGCATCAATAAAAATAAAATCAAGTTCGCCTTCATTAAAAAATCTGTGTGCATACGTTGTAAAGTGTCTATGAAAGAACGCTCGACCTTTGTAGTCTTTAGCCCACTCTTGCAAGTCATTTAAAAACTCACTGTTTACACTGTCAGGTTGAAACTGTAGGTCTTCACTTGGTGTTTCATCCCATCTTACATGTTTTTCAGACCAAATATCTACACCATGTAATACAAGGTTAGGTTTGTTCTCAACTAGATACTTAAAGTTATAACCTTTTTGTACACCTAGTTCGGCTCCACGTGTAAGATCGTGTTTATTTAAAAAATTGACCAACCACTGTTCTTTGGGTAGTCCATTTTTCATGATACTTGCACCGCAATATAAAGACATAATGCTATGATAACTAATTTACCATAGTCTAAATCAAAATCGGTTCCTTCGCCAAACCTTTTTCTAAATTCACTTAGTTTCATTTACAACTCCTCTGCTATACCTAATATTTCAGCAACAAGTAAGCCTACGGCTAACCACTCCCAACTACCTGTAGCTAGAGCAACTATACATCCTGCAATACGTGTTGCACTTTTAACAAGACTAATATAAAAATGTTTCTTTGAAACGTCTAATGGTTCAGCCATTATCATGCTCCCTAACTTTAATTAAAATATACATTACTAAAATAGTAAATGGAATACCTATAAAAAATAGTCCTAACATTATACTTTTTCTACAATTTTATCAATTAGCCCATAATCAAGAGCTTCTTGTGCAGACATAAAAGTATCTCTATCCATGTCTTTAGTAAAGTCATCAAACGTTTTACCTTTACTGTTATGCTTAACATAAAGTTCAGTTAACATTTTTTTATAATGCATAATTTCGTTGTACGAAATTTCAATATCACTTGCCATACCACGAGCACCGCCACTTGGCTGATGTATCATGTGTCTTGCATGTGGCAACATCATTCGATGTCCTGCTTCGCCTGCTTGTGCTAAGAACGAACCCATTGAACATGCTTGTCCCATTACAATAGTATGTACAGGTGACTTAATAAATTGCATTGTATCATAAACACTTAGTCCGTCACTAATAACACCACCCGGGCTATTAATATAAAAACTAATAGGCTTACCTGGTGATTGTGATTCTAAGAATAATAACTGTGATACAACTAAACTACATGAAACTGAATTAACATCAGTATCAAGCATAATAATTCTATCCTTTAGTAGTCTACTATAAATGTCGTAACTACGTTCGCCTCTTGATTCCTTTTCAATAACTACTGGTACTAGATTAGGCATCCATTTTCTCCTGTCTTACTAGCGGAGAAATACTTTGACTATCATGGTAGTCACCGCCTGATGAAAATTGTCTTGTTGTTACTTCCTTACGTAACATACCATCTTTAACACGATATGTAATAAGTTCTTGTTTCACTACACCTGTGGTATCGTTTTCAAACGCACTTACAAATGGTCCATCTGGTTGCTTGCTCATTATCTTCCTTCCTTTACTTTATATGATCTAGGTCCTGGCGTAGTAAATTCAAAACCAAATGCATTACCTACGTAGACCCTTCCATTATATTTCATATGTATTTTGTTAGTTGCCATAAACACATTCATTGACTCTTTTTCTCTAAAGTTATCAATTTCTGCTTCTGCAACTTTATCATTGTTTGTACATGTTATTGTACACTTGTCGTCAAATACTTCCATGTTTATACCTTATAAAGTTTAACGTAGTTAAGTCTAGTTTCGTTTGCACTAAACAATTTATTTTGTGTTTGTATCTTTACCTTTGCTTTAATACGTTTCATGTCGCCTACGTTGTATTCAAACTTGTTCATAAAACTTACTAAGTCACCGTCCATAACTGCTGTGTAGTTATAGCTATCCCATTGTGTACTGAAACGCTTGTCAAGGATCTTAACAACACCTTCAACTACATCTTTTTCTTTACCTAAGTATTGTGAGTTTCTATACTCTATACGAATTTCTTTTTTAAGTCCGCTCTCATGTTGATCACGTTTTACAAATTCTGGAATAAAAGCGACACGACCTAAGTTGTTTTTTATCACAGTGTCTTGTGATACAGATTGGATCATGTCTTTTTTAAAATCATCAAGTTCACCTAGTCCAAGTAATACGTAACGCTTCATCCACTTATGTATTTCTGCTACTTCAGCATAGTCGTCTGCTGTTGGAGTAGGGCGTATAAAGTCCATAGGTAGCATACCTGGACGTTGTTCAAAAGCAAACTTTACAATTTCTTTGTTGCTAAACTGTGTTTTGTTATCAGGTTCCGAAAAGCGTCTAGTGTCTTTTATATAAGCACCGTTAATACGTTGTGCCGCAACGGCCATAGCAAGTGCTTCTTGTGTAGGAACTGTTTTCAATGCAAGTGAATCCTTACTTAGATATCCGTTTTTAATTTTAACATCGCTAATCATTGTGTGTGCCTATTATTTAATTGTTACAAGTATTATAGCACCTTAAGTTTGAGTTGTCAACCTATAAAATGTCGTCTGCTATACCTAAATCAACCAATTGTTTGGCTGTGTAGTATTGATCGGAAGGGTTCTTAATAAATTTAGTATTAACTTCTGGTACAGTCATACCTGTTGCTTCACGTAGTATTTGCATACATCTCATTTCACAGTTTTTGTTTTCTTTCATCTGTGCTTTCATATCATGCATCTTAGCGTCCATGTTATCACTGTGTTGATGATTCATGATGCCGGCGTTCTTACCAATCCAACGATATCCTTTTGTGCCACTTGCAAAGATCATAAACCCTGCACTCATAACAGCACCAATACCTACTGTGCTTATGTTGTGGTAACTATTCTTCATAACATCAATAAGGGCAAACATCTCGTATAGATCCCCGCCTGTAGTATTAACATAAAGTTCAAGTGTTCGTTTAGGTTTTTTTATTAGGTTAGCACTAATAATCCATTTAATGGCTTCACCTATATTTTCGTTAGTAATCTCTCCGCTTAGATAGTGTATGTCGTTATCAAGTAACGATCTATCTACTGCATCTGAGCTGTTCCAACTATCGTATTTAGGCATAATTTATTATATACCTATTTATTACAGATTTGTCCATTTATACTTTCCTAACTTATTTTCCTCACAATACCTTACAAATAACCCTACTTCTCGCCCATGTGCTTCAATTTCCCAGGGCAAATCCCAATAACTTACTTTTTTAGGATTAACAGTTTTGCCTAACCAAGCCTCTTTGCTTGGGTGCAACTCACGTCTTGCATATTGTTTAACATGTACCATTTCGTGTGCTACAGTTTCAAGTAACTGACGTAACGGTTGTGTTTGATCAATTTCTAATTCAAAGGTTCTTTTATCTTCTAATTCTAAACAATAACCTAATGCACCTTTAGGCTTACACAAACGGACAGTAATATCCAAATTATATAAACGTGGCATTAGTTTATTAGCACAGAATTCAACCATGCCTTGGGTATGTTTCTTTTGAGATTTTGAACCGCCGATAACTTCTAAAAACATAATCACTCCTAACTAATACATACAATTATACACAATTTTGTACGATTAGTCAAGTGTTTTGGTTATAAAGTATACTCAAAATTCTGACAAGAATCGTGTTTTGAAATTAGTTCGGCGCCGTTTCGTAAGTGAAAACGTTCTGCCATTGTAGTTAATGGGCTTAAAGTTACGAATTTTTTAGCTCTTTCACTTTCAACAAGGTGTTTTGCAACATCAAATACTACTTGTCGGCCTGCTCCCTTTGCGTAGCTCCAAACGGTATAAAATACTGCAATATGTCCTTGTTGACCGTCTTGGCATGCGGCCTGACTAAACAGCTCAAGTTCGTATTCATTTTTAGGAACTTCATTTGTGTATGCTACACATATAATTGCTTTGATATCATCAGAGGGAAAATGCTGTTCTGCATACTTGTCTTCGTATAGTGCATAGACTTCTCTATTAGAACTAGTTCTAAAATCGGTTGTCAAATGCGGTCTAACAGGATCGTCCTTTATAATACTTTCTACTACTTCTTTACCAATATTCGTTATCATACTTTCCTCTTTTTAATGGTAGTGCTTTACTATATTTAAGTGCAAACAATGTTGATTCTTTGTTATTTGGAATATCAACATAGATGTCACATCTACAATATAAATCCTCAGGTAACGATTGTGATTTTGATCTTATTAATACTAACTTATAGCCTTGTTTTACAATGTACTTTGAAAGTTCATCTCCTAACTCTCGACGCACCCATAAGGTTTCCATTCTCTTGTGTGCATGTGACCATTTGTATTCACATTGAGTTAGAAAAAATCTCATCAATTATGTCGATTCTCGTATGCTTCTTCAAAGCCTTCTTCGGCATAAACAGCTCTTTCATTATTAGTCCAAAGTCTATTAAAGTATCCTTTTGCTGATGCAAGAATAGTTTCTTCAGTTGTGTTAAAGTGTCCTTTTGTTAACCAAAACAATCGGTATGCTTGTTTGTGTTGTTCGTCAGTCATAAGTTTTTACCACCATCCTAGCACTCTGCCATTACCTGCGATTATCATTAGACAAGTCACTATATGTAATACAAACCACGGCGTTCTAATAATCAAATGTATATGGTCATCTTTCTTATTGTCATTGTATGCACTACTACCCATAGCCTTGCACCAATATTTCCATATACTTTTAATCATCGTCACACCGTTGTCTGCTCATTATATATTGCCTTTTAGGTACTCGATACAATTCAACGGTGTTGACTGCTCATACGGATCTTCATCTAACCCGTCATTGTTAATACCTGGCTCTTGCCACCACTGCTCTACTACGCCGTCATTAATAACACACATAAAGCGCCAGCTACGTAGACCAAATCCTAAATGGTTCTTACCAATAAGCATGCCTAAGAAACGGGTCATGTTACCGCTTCCATCTGGAATGCATTTTACGTTTTGAATATCCATAGACTTTGACCAGGCATTCATTACAAATGCATCATTAACGCTCATACAGTATACTTCGTCAATATCAAAATTACGAATTTTATCGTAGTTTTCTTCAAAGCCCGGTAGCTGATATTCACTGCAAGTAGGCGTAAACGCACCTGGCAAGCTAAACAATACTACACGTTTACCTTTAAAGTAATCGTCGGTAGTAGTGTCCTGCCAACGATATGGATTGTCACCGTTGACTTCTTCTTCGTCACGGATTCTTGTTTTAAATGTCACTTTAGGTAATCTAAAACCTTCAATCATATTAATTATCTCCTGAGTTAATAGTATGATATACTATACAAATATTTATAAAATGTGTGTTTGTTGCACTACTAAACCGGCTAAATAATAGTAGGGTCAACGAAGTATAGAGGGCAAAGTAAATATGGATTTTTTAACATTAGCAAAAGATTTGGGGTTTCCAATAGCCGGAGCACTGGGTGCAGGGGCCTTTGTTTTCCTAACACTAAAATTTATACTAGCTGGAGTTACTGATTCAGTAACTACACTCAAAAATATTATTGGATCTCTTGACAATCGTGTTCAAACTATGAACAACGACTTAGTTAAGATTGATGCATTAATGAGCCACGCACTACATATTAAACCAAACGTAGACAGAATTGCCGCTAACGAAGGCAAGGACGATGCAAGACGCGATTAAAGGAGAGACTAAAATGATGTGGGTAGATTATACAATTAATAGCTTACCAGGTAAAGGCTTTAAAGTCGAAGGTGACACTCCAACTGAAGTAATGGACGCAGGATTATATAAGCCCGGCGATGTGTTTATTGTTAATGAAGATGGTTGGCTAGTTAAGTCAGATGAACTATCAGAAATGGTAATTAAACACGGATCAAAGAAAGAGGAACTAGCTTAGTATATGGAAGCAGACTTAACTAACACAATTAAAGACCTAGGATTTCCAGTAGTTGCCGCATTAGGTATGGGGTATTTTATATACTTTATATGGAAGTGGGTAACTGAAACTATTGATCCTGTTATAGGTGCTACTATGGGTACACTAATTAAACTAGTTGATCGTGTACGCATGTTAGACAATGATATCATTCGCTTAAACACAAAGTTAAGCATGGTATTAGAAAACGAAGCTAAATTAGATAAAGCACGTAGAGCTGAACTAGAAGATATAGTTGCAAAGTATTCAGACACAACTAACAACCCTTTTAATAGTACGGGTAAAAAAGATTGATCGACGACAGCCAATGTAGTACATGTGGACATAAGTGCCATAGAGACGAAGACTGCGAAGAGTGTGCAAATGACGTCTGTTTTAAATGCAACTGCAAAGACTGTAGAGATGTTCCAAAGTCAGCTTCAAGGTATGAACACGGATAGTTTTCAGCCTGCTGGCGAAGCACGTATAATCAAAGCAGATGATATATACGAATGTCTAGCTTGCGGTAAACAGTATACCGCTGAAGCTATGTATGATCATGAAAATGTGTGTGATAAGATTGAAGAATACCTAAAAGCTAAAGCTACTTCGAAGTCGCAATAAACACGCCATTCCAATCCTTAGGCAAGTCTTGTGTTAGCATATACTCACAGCGTTCAATCCACATGTCGTAATAGCCTTCTAGTTTGCCTTCAAACTGCGGCTTTAACTTATCGCACTCTTTAATTGCTTCACTAAACTTCTGTTGCTGATATAGTGTATGCATTCCATCGTGTCTGCGTTTGCTTGCTTCGTAATGCTTCTTAACATCATCTAATACTGTGTATATAGCAACACCAACTGTTTTACCTTTAACAGCTAAGTCGTCTACTTTAAGGAACATAAAGTCATCTTTACATTGTTCAACTGTAGCTCCTCCTACTAAGAGGACGCAACCGTATTCTTTACACTTGCTTTCAATTCTTGCGGCTGTACTAACGGCGTCCCCGAGTACATCGTACGAATGTCTTGCGGTGCTACCCATTTCTCCAATATAGCCAAGGCCGGTATTGATTCCTGCCCCCATTCCAACTGGTGGTCTTCCTTCTGGTTTAATAACTTCGTCATTGAACTTCTCCACTGCTTTAAGCATGTCTAAGCCGCACTGTACTGCTGTCTTAGCGTGATTTACATCGTCTATGGGTGCATTGTGTATGTGCATACTTGCGTCCCCAATGTATTTAATAATCATTCCGTCACTGTCGAGTACAGGTTGCGTAATGCTGTCCATATACCCATTCATAATCTTAGTCAATCCTTTAACGTCATCACCGAAGCTTTCGCCCAAAGGAGTAAAGCCACGCAAGTCTGAGAATACAATTGAGACTTCTTTCTTCTGACCGTCTTTGATAAGTGCTGGATTCTCTTGTAACAGTTTAACTACAGTAGGACTAGCATAGCCCCCAAACTGTTTCTTAATTGCTTGTTTCTGTGTATACTCACTTACAAATCTATTAAAAATTGCATGTAAGCCTACTACAAATATTGTTACCATAGGCATTGTACCATCTAACAAGTACAAATAGTTTACCCATGCATAGTGTACGCCATAAGTGAGTCCTCCCACAAACACAACTAATAATCCTCCAGCTAACCAGTAAGGGGCAAACCTTCCAACGCACACTAAAGCTATGCCTAGTAGTCCGGTTGTGATAAGCTCTGCTAAGAATGCCCAATAGGGACGCTCGATTTGATCGCCATCTATCACAGTTTGAAGTGTTACTGCGGCTGGTATATAGTTGTGTTGTGGTCCAGTCGGACTAGCGATTAAACCACCTATGCCTTCTGCGGTTACTCCTATAATAACAGTCTTACCTTCAAATAATCTATAATCATCTGAAGCCGCACTAATAGTTTCGAATTCTTTATTCCAACGTAACCATATCTGTGCATTAGGATCTGTTTTTATAATTGGGTAACCAGGAACTCGTACTGCTTCAATTCCACCGCCAGCTTCCTTAACTTGGTAACTAGGGTTTCCTGTTGCAACACGAATAACTTCAATTGCTAAAGCGGGATACGTATCTTCGCCGACACGCATCAGGAGAGGTACTCGTCTTACTACACCGTCGATTTCTGGATTCGTGTTCAACACGCCCACACCGTCGGCATTATCTCCTAGCAATTGGATTGGTCCTAACATACCTGGCCATTCAAACATATATGGCACAGGCTCGCCAATTTTCGCAATGCCTCTTGGGACCGCATTACGATTGGCTTGGGTACTTCCTACTTGTGCTATTACAACACCGTTACCCGCAAGTGCTTTGGCTAATTCAATATCACCACCTAATCTATCTGTTTCTGACATGATAACAGGGATTACGATGATACCAGCACCTGCTTCGCGAAGTTTCCAGATTATATCTGCAATTATATCACGCTTCCAAGGCCACTGACCGTACTTTTCAATGGCGGCTTCGTCAATGGTTACGATGCCAACATCTTGGGATAATGTTGCCTTATCAGTTTGCTGAAGTAAGTCGAATTGCTTAAGGCGAGCTGTTTGCACCAGGGAACCATCACCGTAGTGTAAACCTATCATGATAAAAGCCGTAATAAAAACCACGGCCCAATGTGTGATATACTTCGTCATACTGTATTTATGTTAGTATTGAACAACACTAACTGCACATCCGCCTACTGTGACACAACTGCCAGTTAGACTATAAGTTTGTGCTGTGTTTGAGTTTTGTGTAGTTGACAAATTGTATGCACCACCAGAGTTAGTTAGATCAACAGAGAAGTTATGTGCATAGGCGCCGCCACGTTGTACACCAGTTACTGTATGATCATCTCCTGTTACATTAATGTCTGCAAAGTGATTTGAACTATTTCTTTGTTCAAGTGTAACTGTATTGTCATCGCCTGTTATTTCAATGAAGCCTTGTTTTTTCTTATCTGCATATTGCAAGTGGCTTAGTGTGTTGCCGTCACCTGTTATGATATGTGCCATGTGATGATCTGAACTTG